ACGTTCAATCTTATAATTGTTACCGTCCTTATCAAAGGTTAAGGTAACCAGCATGTTCCTGTTGTTTATCTTATTAATTAAGTTATCTTTCTTAATATTAGTAAGAGCAGTGCCGTATAATGCAAAGCTCAGTGCATTAACAATGGTAGTTTTACCTGTACCATTGCGGCTACCACTGTCATCACCACCTTGATCTAAGTTTTCACCTAGTACCAGTGTTAGTTGTTCTCTGCAAAAGTTCACAGCCTGGGTCTGATTACCCACGCTCATAAAGTTCTTAACTGTTAAATCTTTAATTTTAATCATAGGCTATTATAAATCTCCAACAGGATCTTTTTATCAAAAGTATCGCTTTCAATATTAACAAGCTGATTGGAGACAATCTGATCTACACTTTCAAATGCCTGTATGTCAATATCTGTGTTGATCTCAATATCTTTCTTTTCTGGAATTAATGTAAGTTCACGGATATCATAATCCGTCATAAACTTCTCTTTGATAAAACTAGCTTCTTCATAGCTAATATCAATATCTAAACTAACACGCAGATGTTGATTAGGTTTAATAATTGTATCTGCGTTGTCAATTAATTCGCTTAGTTTAACCGTACGGAATGTAGGTTGCATAGGCCAGGTGTGATATTCTGGTTCTCCACCCCATTCTAAAATCATCATTCCTCGATCATCGTCCCAGTTATCTGCGTAATTATGAGGGAATGCATTGCCAATATAGATCATATTGCGCTGTTGCTGACGTTTATGGAAGTGTCCACTAAAGCCAAGTTCATAACCTTTAAAGCTGTCAAGGTTAATTTCGCCATGATCTGGCATCTGTATCATTGCGTTCATAAAGAAGCTAGGTAGTTCAAAGTGACCAAAGATATATTTGCCGCCTTGCTTGCCCACAGTCTTCCATTCGTCGCCTACAAGCCACGGACAAAGAGTTACGTCGCCAACAGTCATAGGTTTATGCACTACGGTGATGCCTGGAATATACTTGCCAAACTCTACTGAGTGGATGTCACGCTTGTCTTTGTAGTAAAGATCATGATTACCTGGAAAAAAGAAAAATTGATCAAACGCCGCACCAAGTTTTTCTAAAGCCCTAAGGCTATAGTCCATGGTAGTAATGTTAAGACTGTTACGGTTATGGTGCCAATCGCCCATAAAAATACCTGTGTCACATCCTTGCTCTTTAGCTTTGGTAATATACCAGTCAACAAAGTCTTCGCAGTCTTGATTGTGTACTTGGCTGTTAGACTTTAATCCAAAGTGAATGTCCGTGAAACAGGCTACTCGTTTAAAAAGGTTACTCAATATAGTATCTCCATTAGACTATTATAGTTGTTTTACGCCTACAGGTCAATCAGTAGTTTCGTCGAATCGTTTGACAGCGGCAGCATGTTCGCCTTGTCCAGTTCTTGAGTAACTTGGGTTCATACCGTTGATCTCTAATAGGTCATCACGGATGTTTTGATTACGCTTTTCTAAGTTGATAATACGAACAAAGCTGTTAGTAACTGCGGCTGTAAAGTAGGCAAACGGGTTATCTGATTTTGATTCATCAAACTGTAGACCAATCTGAGTTAACTGTAGAATAGCCTGTCCACGCATTTCATCGTTGTAGGTATAGCCACGGACGTTACCACGGGTAGCATAGCGTTCACATAGTTTAATATACATGCGAGCCAACGTATTGGTAATCTGTCCGTGGTCTTTATTAAACTTGCCAGTTTCTAAATCACCCTTCCAATGGCTTTTTCCAACACATACTAAGATGTCGTTTTCGTCAAACTTCCAATGTTGGAACGGCGGAAAGTTTACTTTGTCTCTATGGTCAGCAAGTGTTTTAGGATTCTTTTTACGAGTATTGTTAAGCGGAATATGATCAAATGTCATAATACGGAATACAACATCCGTTTTTGCAATTTTCTTATAGTCGACTTCTGTGTCTGCTTGTTTAACTTTTTCACCAAGCGCCTTGCGCCTTTGGTATTCTTCGTTACCTTGACGTTTGGCCTGCGCTCGTTTAGCTTCTGCTATAGTGCGAATATTGACTTTATCAATGTTGGGCAAGATAAGATCGTATCTATGATATTCTGGCAGTAAGAAACTAGAAAATGTGTTCTTACTTTTATGTATTTCTTCTAATAGATCTTTGTTATTGAGATAATTAACTTTCATGTTAGTCCTGTGTTAAGCTATTATAAACTATGTACTTAATTTTGTCAACTAAATACACTATCAAAGGAGTCCAAAATGGGATTTGATTTAGGTAGCGGTTTACGCACAATCACTGGCGCTGCAGCTTCTATTGGCTCTGGTGCTGTGCAAGCAATGGGCACACTAAACACCATTACAGGAACTGCAAGTAGGATTTCAGATGCAATCAATAATGTATCTAGTTCAGTGGACGCAGTATCAAACCTTAGAAGTTTTAACTTACCTGCCGGAGGAGATCCCATAAGTCAATTTGCCTCTGGCGCAGCACTATTTACTAATGCCGTCGGCACAGTAGGCAATCTTGCGGGCGCAATTGGTGGCCTAGCCAGTGCGTTAGGCGGAAATGGAGGCGGAGAATGGCGAGCAAGACTAACAGGTAGAATTGGCAATTTGGTATTTCCATATACACCTACTATTGGTATCAGCGGTGGAGCCAGTTATGATGAGCAACCAATAACACACAGCAACTATGCGTTTTATGCGTGGCAAAACAGCAAAGCAGAACAAATTTCAATCAATGCGCCTTTCTATGTAACAGATTCTGTAGAAGGACAAGCATGGATTAAGGCAGTAACCTTCTTAAGAGCCAGCGTTAAGATGTTTCCAGATGGCAACCCGCCGATTATTTTAAAATTTAATGCCTACGGAGATCACGTATTCAAAGATATTCCAGTTATTGTAAAAAGTTATAGCGTTGATTTACCTAACGGAGTTGATTATATTGCCTCAGGTGCAAGCCACGTACCTATTAAAAGTTCATTTAACGTGACACTACAGCCAATTTACAGCAGAGAAAAAGTTAAAAACTTTAATTTATATTCGTTCGTCAATGGCGGCTCAGCAGGATTTGTATAATGGCAACTTATTCAGAAAACAGTCCTTGGAAAGACACTCCTATTGTAGAAAACTATCTAAGTTTTTTATCTATTCGTCCAGTGCCAGCAGAGCCTGATGATTTTTTATACACAATCGAATCACAATACACACATCGTCCTGATCTATTAGCTTACGATCTTTACAAAGATGCTAAACTATGGTGGGTGTTTATACAACGCAATCTAGATACACTTAATGATCCAATTTATGATTTCATCCCAGGAGTACAGATATACATACCTAAAGGAAGTCGCCTAACTAAATTGCTAGGATTATAAAATGGGATATTTTGATAAGGTTTCTAAAGCAGCAACCAATGTAGTTTCAAAAACAAATCAAGTAGTTGGCGGAGTTAATCAAGCAACTACTAGTTTGTCTGCAATTACACAAAGTGCATCAGCTATAAGAAGTTCTGCATTAAACGGAATTACCAATGTTGGTACTGGAGTAACAGGCGCACTGGCAGGAGTAGCAAGCACCGCCGCAGGTATTGCCGCAGGAGTAGCAGGGTTATCTTCAGGCCTTCAAGGAGCTATAAGAGCTGCAGGAACTCTCGCAGGATTATTTGGTGCTGGGGATATTAGCGGAAACACTACAGGTACTACTGAAGCAAATCCATTGCACAAATATGCATCTTACACTTACATGTTTGGATTGTATGCGCTCACCGACGGAGAAGTCAACGGAGGAGTTAGAGGAGGCGGCCTTCCTATTATTCAAATGCCTACAGGAGCTCCTGATCAAGTTGGCGCAACTGTTTTTATAGACCAGGTAAGAATGTCAGGAGTAGTTGGCCTAGACCAAATGCAAGGTAACTCAAACTCCACTGAAATAAATTTCAAAGTAATTGAGCCATATAGTATGGGACAGTTTTGGGAAACACTACAGGCTGCCGCATTTCGAGCAGGCCACGAAAACTATACTGATGCTCCTTTCATGTTAAAATTAGAATTTAAAGGACACTTTGGTCCAGACGAACTCCTAAAGACTATTCCTAAAACAACCAAGTACTTTCATATTAAACTAAGAGAGCTGAGTATGCGTGTTACTGCCAAGGGCTCAGAATATGAGGTATCTGCATTTCCGTGGAGTGAACAAGGGCACTCAAATAGCTTTGCAGAAATTAAAACAGATGCAAATATTTCTTGTAATCAAGGCGGCCCCTATACAGTTGCTGACCTTTTACAAAAAGGCGAAAAAAGTCTAAAAGAAATTATCAATAAAAAACTCAAAGACGACAAAGATAGAAAGAAAGATGTAGAGTACGCTCACGAAATTGATATTGTATTCCCTGTTGCACCCTACACAGGTAATGACACGGGCAATGCAATTGGAACTGCAGATCTAGGCTTTGGAGTGTTTAACAAAGCAGGTACTCCTATGGCAAAAGACAATGCAACTTATGATTCCACAACTGGAATTTATAAACGCGGCGAAATTACTATTGATACTAAGAATGCAGATTTTAAATTTGCACAAGGTTCTAAAGTACAAGATATTATCAATCAAGTTATTCTAGTCAGTGACTATGGAAGAAAAGCTCTAGAAGAAGCTAATCAAACACCAGACGGAAAAATTATTTGGTGGCGTGTTGAAACACACGTACATAATATTTCTCCTACTGATACTCAAACAGGCGAAAAAGCTAAAAAAGTAATCTTCCGTGTGGTGCCTTATCAAATAGATGCAGCAATCTTTTTTCCAGCTAATACAAAATCTAACGCTGAATTAGTAGTTCCTAAACGAGAATTTAATTATATCTACACTGGACAAAATCATGATATCTTAGATTTTCAAATAGAATATAAGTTAGGATTCTATAGACAGATGTTATCTGGTAGTTATGAAGCTGAAGATAAAGAGCTAGCCAGTGCAGTTAGCAGTGCATATCCTTCACCCGCAGGAGCAACTACAGGTGAATCGCAACCTAAAGGCGGTTACGGACAAGAAAAAGTTCGTAGAGATGGCACAGAATCAACTACAGGTAAACGTGGTGGTGCAATGGCTCCTGACGACGCTGCTACTAGAGCTGCCCGCCAGTTTATGGATTTAGCCACACAAGGCAAAGACATGCTAAATTTAGATTTAAAAATTCTAGGCGATCCATATTTTATTGGTGACAGCGGCATGGGTAATTTTACACTTGAATCAGCAGGAAATGGAATAAACAAAGAAGGGTCAATAGATTGGCAAAAAGGACAAGTAATGGTACGAGTTACATTTAGAACTCCAAACGATATAAACACTGATACTGGTATGTATGATTTTAAAAATTCTAAAGCAGTGAGACAATTTTCTGGAATATTTAAAGTGCAAGGTATAAGCAGCGAATTCAACAAAGGTAAGTTCACACAAGTATTAGGATTAGTTAGACAACCTGGACAAGATAGTGAAACACCGGGCAAGTATCCTAAGAAAGAACCTATGCCGTATGATGCAGCAATAGGCGGAGCATAACACATGGCAGAAGAATTTAGATCTGGAGTAAACTCCTCAGAATTATCACCTGGTCCTTTTATAGCTAAGATTATTAGCCACCTTGACCCTAGCTATATGGGCAGCTTAGAAGTACAAATACTTCATGAGTCAGGTAATGACGACTCACGTGAAGGACAGCTTAGAACTGTAAAATACTTAAACCCTTTTTACGGATCAACACATATTGACTATGTCTCAGACGATCCTGACACTCACGACAATACACAAAAAGCCTATGGCATGTGGATGGTACCACCGGATGTCGGCACTCTAGTAGTTGTTATTTTTATTGGCGGCGATCCACGTAAGGGATTCTGGATGGGGTGTGTTCAAAATGAAGATATGAACTTTAGCTTACCAGGTTATGCTGCTACAGAATATGTTGTTGATGACAGCAGAGAAACAGACACTGTTAAGACTAGAGTTCCTGTTGGTGAATATAATAAAATTATTCATCCTGAAACTCAAAGTGATACTACAAAAAAATTAAAACCAGAACATCCCAGTGCTCTTGCTTTAGAAAAACAAGGGTTGCTACAAGATGACATTAGAGGTATAACAACTTCTAGTGCTCGTCGTGAAGTACCTAGCATGGTATTTGGGATTAGCACACCTGGACCTGTAGATAAAGCAGGTAAACAAGGTAAAGTAGGTAAACACGAGCATAAGATTCCTAATGCTTTTGTTAGTCGACTTGGCGGCTCTAGTTTTGTAATGGATGATGGTGATGATAAGTTCCTGCGTAAAACGCCAGCTAGTGAAGGTCCTCCAGAGTATGCTGCAGTAGAACAGGATGAAACTGACGGCCAGAAAGACCTATTGCATAACGAATTAATTCGCCTGCGTACTCGCACTGGCCATCAAATTCTAATGCACAACACAGAAGATTTAATCTACATTGGTAATGCCCGCGGCACTGCTTGGATTGAATTAACCAGCGACGGAAAGATTGAAGTCTATGCCGAAGACAGTATCAGCTTTAGAACCAAACAAGATTTTAATTTCTATGCAGACCGTGACATTAACATGGAAGCTGGACGTAATTTTAATACTAAAGTTAACGGTGAAATGCACACTAATGTTGTTAAAGATCAAGTATTAATTGTTGATAGAGATCAGAAAATTCACATCAAACGTCGTCGTGATGAAACTATTGATGAACAACTTAGACAAACAGTTAATGATGATGTTAAGAAGTTTTATGCAAAAACTTACACGCATAATGTTGCTCAACGTATGGATTGGCGAGTTGGCTCACTGAGCCTAACAGGCGGTGCCCCTGGGTCTGCTCCGAGTTTTGCACCGTTTGATTCATCTCAATCATCGGGCGATGACCCTGTTTCAAATAACCCAGATGACACATCTCCAGTAGAAGATGTTAACGGAGCAACTCCTGACAGGATTGATATTAAAATATATCAAGACATGCGTATTGAACATATTGGCGTCAATGTTGATCACACTATTCGTGGCTACTTAAAGACTAAGATTACAGGTGCAGTTGATGTTAATACAGACTCAACTTGGAAGCATACTTCTTCTGGAAATATAGATATAAAATCCGGAGCGCATATTTTTAATACTTCAGCCGGAAGCAATGAAACTAATGCAGGCGGAAATATAATTGAGACTGCTCCGCAGATACATATGAATGGCCCAACTGCAGGGTCTGCACCGACTGCACAAATAGCAGTATTACCGGAAGAAGCTAGAACCACTGCCAAAGCTACTATTCCTCTAAATCTAAAAACTCATGAAGTTGCTGATATGGCAACTCCTGATGCAGAAAGTCCAGTTAGCAAGACTGTAATTGTACGTAGAATGCCCACAGCTGAACCGTATCCGTTACATGAAAATTTAGATCCCATGCGATTTAAACCTGACAAATTAGATAGAGATCAAGATGGTCGTTATTCTGATTCTACTAGTGACATGGCTGAACCTGCTACAGTATGGAAAGAATACACCACTAAAACGGATACATTTGCTAAAGTAGCCCCTCCTGATCAAGGAGAGGGCGAGGGCGAAGGTTAAATACTACTATGGCAGCATCTAGATTATATGACAAGATTGTCCTAAAAGGCACATCACAAGGACAGGTTATTCCTGGTACTAAGACCTACAAAGGCTTTAGTACAATTTCTGCTGCCTCTGAGAGTTTTGCACTCTATGATTTGAATCTAATTAAACAAGACATGTTGAATCATTTTCATATTAGACTAGGCGAAAGGCTTGAACAACCTGAGTTTGGCACTGTTATTTGGGACGTATTATTTGAACCATTAACAGATCAAATTCGTGATATAATCATTAAAGATGTTGAAACAATTGTCAATTATGATCCTAGAATCCGTGCAGAACAGATAACAGTTACGCCTTATGAAACAGGCATACAGATTGAATGCACCGTGGTTTACTATCCCTACAACATACAAGAAGCTATACAGTTAAAGTTTGACAAAGCCAACGGCTTGTCTGGTATGTAATTAACTACACACATAATAATATACGCTAAATACTCAATAATTGGGAAAGCGTATGTCAACAACTGATAGACAAAATAGATTACTAGTAGCGGAAGATTGGAAACGCATATACCAGAGCTTCCGTAACGCAGACTTTCAAAGCTATGACTTTGAAAATCTACGTAGAGTTATGGTTAATTATATTAGGGAAAATTATCCTGAAGATTTTAATGACTATATTGAAAGCAGTGAATACCTAGCACTTATTGATCTAATTGCTTTTTTAGGTCAAAGCATTGCCTTTCGTATTGATCTAAATGCTCGTGATAACTTTTTAGAGCTAGCAGAACGCCGTGAGTCAGTACTACGCCTTGCTCAGTTACTAAGTTACAATCCTAAAAGAAACATTGCAGGCAGCGGATTATTAAAATTTACCACAGTTTCTACTAGTCAAAACGTCTACGACTCAAACGGCCGTAATCTTTCTGGACAAGTGATCAGTTGGAATGATCCTGCAAACGCCAACTGGTATGATCAGTTTATCAAAGTAATCAACGCATCCTTACCAGTTAATCGTCAGTTTGGAAATCCAGACGATAAGAATGAAATTTATGGTATTCCTACAGAACAATACCGCTTTCAAGCCAGCAATACAGATGTTCCAGTTTACGGATTTACAAAAGCAGTAGACGGCCGTGTATTACCTTTTGAAGTAGTTAGTACTACCTTTAAAGACAAAACAGAAATATATGAAGAGCCTCCAGCAGTAGGTAACAGACTGGCATTTATCTATCGTAATGATGGCCGCGGCAACGGTAGTGCTAATACTGGTTTCTTTATACACTTCCGTCAGGGCATTTTAAATCAAGGTACATTTACGATCAATCAACCTAGCACAAACGAAACAGTTGATATTGATGCTACTAACATTAACAATGATGACGTATGGTTGTATAAGTTAAATTCTGCAGGATTAGAATCAGAATATTGGGCAAAAATTCCTGCGCTTGAAGGTAATAACGCTATCTATAATAGTTTAAAGAAATCTATTAGAAATATCTATAGTGTTGTTACTCGCACTGATGATCGTGTCAGCTTATCTTTCAGCGATGGAACTTTTGGTAATTTACCACAAGGCTCGTTCCGTGTCTACTATAGACAAAGTAATGGCATTAGCTACACTATTAATCCAAAAGATATTAGAAATATTGCAATTGAAATTCCGTATGTTTCTAATTTAAATCAAATGGAAACATTGTCAGTGACTATGAATCTACAAAGTTCAGTAGCCAATGCTTCTGAAACAGAATCTAATACTAGTATCAAGTCTAATGCTCCTGCAACATATTATACACAAAATCGTATGATTACGGGAGAAGATTACAACATCAGTCCGCTGGCCGTAAATCAACAGGTAGTTAAAGTTAAAGCAGTAAATCGCAGCTCGAGCGGTATTAGTCGTTATTTTGATCTAGTAGATCCTACTGGCAAATATTCTAAGACTAACTTGTTTGCAGATGATGGTGCTCTGTATAAACAAGAATATACTGATAGTTTTAGATTTAGTTACACAACTCAAACAGACATTGAAGCTGTAATTTATAATCAACTTTTAGAAACTCTTAAGTCAAAACAATTACGAGACTATTATTATTCTAAGTTTACTGCAAAGACAGTAGGCGATGAAAATGTATCTTGGTTTAACAAGACTACTGATGTTAATCAAAGTACTGGCTATATTAAAAATGAATCTAACGTGCCTTTTAAATTAGGATCTTATACCAGTACTTCGTTAAGATTTGTCACAGCAGGCGCACTAGTTAAATTTGTAGCACCTACCGGCAAGTATTTTAATAAAGCTAATAACAATGCATTAGTAACAGGCACGGCAACAGTATCGCATGCGACTACTAATCTATGGTGCAAAATTGTATCAGTTAGTGGTGACGGTTCAAACAATAATACTGGTACACTAGTAGACGGTTCTGGCACAGTTGTACTAAACGATGTCATACCAACTGGTGCAATATTAAGTCAAATTATTCCAGCATGGAGAACCACGCTTGATACTAACACGATTAACACCATGGTAGATTTAGTATTTTCTAATAAACCTTTTGGTCTAAGATACGATGTTGAAACACGTACTTGGAAAATTGTATTCGAAGTAAATCTAAATACTGCTGCTGATTTTAGTTTGGGTAATCAAGGAAATAATAGTAATCAACAATTAGACGCTAGTTGGTTATTATTGTTCACTACTGACTCAGAATTTTACACAGTTACATCTAGACTATTGAGATTTATATTTGAAAGTGATCAACAACTGCGTTTTTACTTTGATGCTAGCGATAAAATTTATGACACTAGATCTAATACCATTGTCAAAGACAAAATTAAAGTATTAAGTATTAATACAGATCCTGCAACGTCAGGCGGAACAAGTCCCTACACTTATGATCGTGATTGGGAAATTTCAGAAGAGTATAGAGGGCTTGATGGCTACGTTGATACTAAGAAGATTCAAGTCACTTTTAGCGATTCAGACGATGACAGTGTGGTAGATGATCCGTCTATATTTGATGAGATTGTCGATCCTACTACTAATCAGTATGTTGTACTTGAGTTGTACACTATTGCACAAGGGCAAGAAGACTATCGTTGGGTTGACAACTCTAATAATACTGTTGTTATTTTAAGTACAGAACCTATTAGCGGTGTTAATGGCCAATACTATTATTTTATTGATACTGATGTAGTTAAACAATATAGCTCTACTGATGGATTTATTGTAAGTTTAAATTATCGAGTATACGTTGGTCGTTCTAACATTAAGTTTCAATATATCCATAACGCAGACTACGAGTCTAGAATTGATCCAGGACTAACCAATTTAGTTGACGTATTCATATTAACTAAAGATTACGACAAAACATTTAGAGAATGGCTAGACGGATCGCGAACAGTCGAGCCACTTGCTCCTAGTTCAGATTTCTTATACAATTTATTGTCTACTGAACTAAACAAAATTAAATCTATCAGCGATGAAATTATCTACCATCCTGTAAAATACAAAGTATTATTTGGAGATAAGGCATCTTCAGATGTACAAGCAACATTTAAAATTGTAAAAAATTCTGAAGTTGTTATTAGCGACAATGATGTTAAATCAAAAGTATTATCTGCAATTAACGAATTTTTTGCTTTAGAAAATTGGGACTTCGGCGGAGACTTTTATTTTACAGAACTATCAGCATATGTAATGAATAGGCTAACACCTAATATTGTTAATTTTATTATTGTACCTAAACAATCATTATTGACGTTTGGAAGTCTATATGAAATACGTGCAGAAAAAGATCAAATATTCATCAACGGTGCAACAGTGAGCAATATTGAAATTATCTCAGCAATAACTGCAAGCAAGATTAGAAGCTCAGGCATAATCACTGTATCTTCAACTACTGCTAGCCAACAAACTATAACTAGTGCAGGAACTAACTAATGGCTAATCAAAACGAATCAAGTCTACCATTGTCTAATAGTGAAGGCAGGAAGACTGCTGACTTACTTCCTCGTTTTTACAGAACTGACAGCAACAAAAAGTTTTTGTCAGCTACACTGGATCAACTAACACAGCCAGGAACAGTTAAAAAACTAACAGGATACATTGGAAGAAAGAACGCCAAAGCCGTTAAATCTTCTGACGTATTCATTGCAGCCACGGATGCTGATAGACAAAATTATCAATTAGAGCCAGCAGCAGTTATTCAGGATTATTTAGGCAACACTAGTTTTTATAAAGACTATATTGATCATATCAATCATGTAGAGACTAATGGCGGCAATGTTACTAACCATGAAAGACTAAACAAGCAAGAATTTTATGCATGGAATCCACATATTAACTGGGACAAATTTGTAAACTTTCAACAGTATTACTGGCTACCTTACGGGCCCACACCAATTGAGGTTCAAGGCCAACAACAAGCTATTTCTAGCACATATACTGTTACTACAGAAGACGAAGGTGACAACTATGTTTATATCTTCACACCAGACGGACTTACTCGTAATCCTGCACTGACATTGTACAGAGGACAGACCTACAGTTTTGATATCACTGCTCCTAATAATCCGTTTTCAATTAAAACAGTTAGAGTAGCGGGACCATTAGAACGTTATACTGACGGAGTATCTGCAAGCGCAGTTCAATCTGGAACAATTACATTCACTGTTCCTAGTGATTCTCCTGATGTGTTATTTTATGTCAGCGAAGTTGATGCAAACACAGGTGGTGTGTTTTCTATAAAAGATATCGATGAAAATACATTTTTAGATCTCACAACTGATATAATTGGCAAGAAAACATACACTATGAGCAACGGTATTCCGTTATCTAATGGTATGAAATTATTCTTCACAGGCAATGTTACCCCGTCAATTTATTCTTCAGGCTATTGGTATGTTGAAGGTGTAGGTACAGCCATTAACCTAGTCTCTGATAGCGACCTTGAAATTATAAGTTCATATTCGCAAGAAACGGCTTTATTATTTGATGATGAACCATTTGATCAATCTCCATTTAGTACACTAACTTCTTTCCCTAGAGACAAAGATTATATTGTTATTAATCGTGCTAGCCCTGACAGGAACCAGTGGAGTCGTTATAACAGATGGTACCATCAAGATGTTATTATAGCGGCAGCAGCAGCAGACGGACAAGTTCCAGATATTGATCAAGCACAACGTGCTACTAGACCAATTATTGAATTTGAAGCTGGTTTAAAATTATTTAATTTTGGTCACCAATCAAAGAAAAATGTTGATGTTGTTGATACGTTTACTACTGATGTATTTTCTACGATTGAAGGTAGCTTAGGATATAACATTGACGGAATTGATCTAGCAAATGGCATGCGAGTGTTATTTACTGCAGATCCTGATAGATTTGTAAACGGTAAAATTTTTAAAGTTAATTTTATTGACATAACTGAGCCCGGCCGTCGAATAGATTTCTTAGGTAACACAGGAGTTGACATTGTAGATAATATTATAACTTCTACAACTGCTCACGGATTAGCAACAGGAAATCAAATTATATATTTGAATAATGCTAATTCTAACATAGAAGGATTAATTAACAGGCAAGTATATTATGTAATGGTTATAGATGCTACACACATTAGACTTTACACTGATAAAATTTTGCTCACCCAAGCTAATATAATTAATACAGGAGATGGAATTCATACTGTAGAAACATTTAACGGGTATCGTCATCAGATCAATCTAACAGAAGACATTGACACTACTCCGATAGAAAATGAAACAGTGTTAGTAAAAACAGGAGCACAGTATCAAGGGTCAATGTTTTGGTATAACGGAACTGTATGGAAATTAGGACAGCAAAAGACAACTATCAACCAGTCTCCACTATTTGATATATTTGACGAAAATGGTGTTAGCTATGGTGATGTCAGTGTATATGACGGATCTAACTTTCACGGTACTAAGGTATTTTCCTACAAAGTTGGAACAGGAAATAATGATACCGCTCTAGGATTTCCATTAAGTTATCAAAATATCAGTAACATAGGTGATATTGTTTTTGAATTCAATCTGTTAAAAGATTCATTTAATTACAAACAAGTAATATCTGTACTAAGCAAAACTACAGATATTGGCTATTTAAAAGTTATTACAGATCTTACTACAGTAGATTATCAAAATGGATGGACTCTTTCAAAGATTGCCAATGTGCAACCTATTGTTAGAACGTTTAAAGAAAGTGAATTAATTAATAATTTTCCTATAGATGTTTACGATTTTAAAGATAAACTAGATGATCTAGAAGTAAATGTCTACATTAATGGACTTAGACAAAATAAAGATTCATACACTGTTGTAGACGGCACTATTAGAAAATTACTAGTGTTAAACAAAGATGTGAATATAACAGATGTAGTAACATTGAAATGTTTTGCGGCACAGGCTAAAAATGAAAACGGTTATTACGAGATGCCGCTTAGTTTACAAAATAAT